TCATTTTGCATCGAAGTTAAGCGTATCAGGTTTAATAAATGGTGAATCTGGCACTGTTCGGACCGTCTCAGGGAGAGAAGGTTCAGAAAAGACAGGGGGGGTAGCCGCTCGTGCTAAAAAAACCCCTTCATTGAGCGCACCTTTGCGTAGGTTGCATGATTTACATAAGACTCGCAAGTTATCTAAACTGTGATCTCCACCAGCTTTGCGTGGGATGATGTGATCGATGTGCATTTCACCCTCATCTGTGCCACACAGCTGACAGACTCGACCATCGCGCTTGAAGATACGATCACGCTGCTCTCTATAGCGTCTGCTATTGAGCTTGTCTAATGCCATCCGTATTTACTCCAATGCCCTAGTGCCTTACAAGTATCAGCATCATAGCGATGTGCTATGTAATCTAATCCCCATTGTATCTGCTTATAACCATCTACCCTAGATAGATACTCGCTGCGTCCTTGTGGTATTCCATAATGGCTACCATTCTTAGCATCTGGGTTCCATGCTGACTCTTTACCATAGAGCTTAGATAAGCATCTGTATTGTTGATAATTATAATCTAATGAGATAAGTGCATACTCTTTGTATGTTATGTATTGCACTGGTTTAGAGCCACCTGCATCAGGCATGAAGCATAGAGCTATCCCAAATGCTAGCAGCACCCCGCGAGCTACGCCCCTAAGGGGCTCGCGGTGAGCCTTTGAGAGGCTCTGCGCCGTTAGCGTACCACGCTTGTCAAGTATGTGCATAAGTCGTGTCTCTTTCCCGTTTAGAGTAAAGTTTCGCCCCTAGTTATCCACAGGTTGTTAATAACTTTAATGCTTTGTAAGCCTGTTGTGGAACTACGCCATTACCTAGCATCTTTAATTTCTGAGTGCGTAACATGTCGATGTCAGTAACCCAACCTTTTGGCAATCCCATCATGTATTCAACAAAGACAGGGTTTAATTTACCTTGATCCAATGTATCCGGAACTTCTTGTCGATCCATCGCAAGGCTAAACCTGTACTCATTCCCAACTTGCCCTTTGTCTTGCCTTCCTCGTAATCCCTCACACGCTGACTGTAAGCATAAAGAGGCTCGTCGTGATTGCGTGTGCCCATTACTGTCGGTGTCGGTAGTAAGTCCATTGTTCTCAAAGCTGGTGACATCCTGTTCAAGTCCGCAGGTGTGCCTTTGTGACCATCCGAGGCTAAGGGCGTCGGCAATAGTGTTGTTCGATGATGAAACTCGCCCTGACTGGCTGTTGGGGTAAGCAATAATGAACACTCTTGCTCTTTGATGCGGCGCACCAACATCGGATGCTCGAATAACTTGCCATTTAGCATCGTACCCTTCTGAGGCAAGCCCTTGCAGAACTTCTTTGAGTCCGAGACTGAGATGTCCTCTGACATTTTCCAAGATAACCCATCGTGGTCTAAGGATGCTAATAGCTTCCAAGATGTATGGGAAGATGTGTCTTTCATCGTCTGTGCCCTTTCTGTAACCTGCATGGCTAAAAGGCTGACAAGGATAACCAGCCGTAAGAATGTCTATGGGTTCAACAGAAGCCCAATCTATTGCTTTGATGTCTCCATAATTAGGAATGTTAAATCTTTCATCTATTAACTTACTAGCAAACTTGTCAAACTCAGCGCACCACACAGTTTCAGCGTTGAAGAACGCCTCTACTGCCATGTCTAAACCGCCATAACCTGTGCATAATGATCCGATTTTCAATCTTTGCCCCATCCTTTGCCCTTGAAGTGAATTGGATTAGCTGCAATAACCTTAACCATAGGCTCATTACAATAAGTGCATAACACTACTGGTCGATTGTGCCATCCATGATTGATCTCTTGACTGAGATTGCATCGTGAGCATTTGTAGTCATAGGCTGGCAAGTTAAGCACCTCTGTATCATGTAAGACCCACAGCCTGTGCAGCGGTCAATGTCTGCCTCTGTGGGTTCGCTAGTAATGTGACCATACTTTAATTGAAGTAGCGGTAAGAGATCCCCTAAGCGGATGATGGCGGCATACTCACGCGCATCTTCACCCTGTCCGTTTAGTCGTATGACTCCAAAGCCCAATTCCCCCGAAAGAGCTGTGCGAGCCTTTAATTGTTTAATGTAAGCCAATGGTTGAAATCCAGCGCGGGCTTTGACCTCAACATCGAACGGAACATTAACAATGTCCTTACCGCTACCCCTTCCCACACAAGCGCCACTCCACACAGTCGATAGGTACTGTGCGACTACTCGCTCTGTGCGGAAGCCTCTGTGCTTCCTTGCTTGACTAGCCATTAAATGTTACCAAGATCGAAGGAAATGGGGCTGGGTTTATTCCTGCACCAAACTTTAAACGACCTTTGATGAAGTGTAAATCCGCATTGGGTAACACAAACTCATGAAACCATTTAGTGTCTGTCCTTGATGGTAGCAACATAACCACTAAATCATCATGCAAAGCTGCTTTCTTTACCCAATCATAAATCCCCCTGCCATAAGGCGGATTAACCCATGTGCGACCTATCCATTGACCAGCCAAGCCATCACGCCTATCTGTATCTGGATGATCTAAACCGAACCACTGCTCGCATAAATGATTAGTTGAACTCGCAGCAGCATCTAACTGGAAATCGTGAAACCCATTAGCTTGATGCCAGAGATCTGCTGGTGTTGCCCAATCATCTGTGACAGATTGTGGCATGTATGCATTAGCCATTAACAGCCTTGCACTTTCTACATTGCCAAGCACCTACAACTGGCTGATCATCCTTGAACTTAATCTCTGCAACGATGTCATGCGCCTCGGTAGGCTCATTACACAGCTGACAATTGATTGTGTCGTAAAGTGGGATGTCCTCGATGTTAGTCCACACTCCAGTTGTTTCATCAAAGTATTCTACAAAGCCCATGTCAGATCCTTACTTCTTGTGGTCTCCATTTAGCATCGCTGCCCATGCGATACCAAAGTGTGTTGCACTTGATTTCACCTGTTCGTGTGGCATAAGCGCAGAAGTAACCGCCCCAAGCCTTGCCATTCTTTTCACCCTCGCGCCATGTCATGTGACCATGCTGGCATGATGGCGGCTCTACAGCTTCTTGCGTACCCATCACAGCTGCGATGGTTTCCATAGCCTTTTCAAGTGTTACAGGTGCATCGACTACCTTGTTGTATTGACCTACAGGCGTAGTCCAGTAATCCTGATCATCTTGTACAACATCTTGTACCGATGGTTTAACTGGCTTAGCAGCAACGACCTTGCTCATTTCCTCGCGGCTAGGTCTTTTTCCTTTAGCAGCATAACCTGCATTGCAAGAGCTCTGCCAATCGCCGAAGTCTCGCAATTCTCCAACGCTGAAGTAGCATTAACGCCTCGATCACTAATCTTTTCCTCAGCGTATCCTGTTGCCCACGCAACTGTCGCGCCAATAGCTTTATAAAGATACGCCTTAACAATGTATCGATCCTTCTCGACAACTTCCAGCTCAGTTGCAATCCTAAAATCTGGATAATCCTTAATGAACCTTTCAAGTCTCACCTCAACTGTCTCGTAATCGGCTAGATTAAACATCTATTTCATTCCAATCTAATACTGTTTGGATGTCTGAGTCTGTTATGCACTCACAAAGGATAAGCAAAGAGCCAGATCTGATGATTGCCTGTCCTGTTTTATGACACTTGCGCTTAAACATAGAGATCATTCTCCTCTGTTGCTAGTTGTCCTGCGAGTGCGCCATAAGAGCAAAGGTCGATCCATGTGTCGATCTGCTGGGCTGATTGATTAGTCCTTGCAAGTTTAACAAGCACCATGATCCCTGCGACTTGATAGTCATGTATCGGTGTCTGTAGGTATGCTGAGAGGAGCATCGCTGTGTGTTGCAAGTTATCCGCAGGGTGACCGTATGAAAGCCCACGCTCGCGGATCGTGTCTGTTGCTGATAAGAGGATCTCATTAGCGCGCATCTGTTGTCACTCGCTGAAATGATTTGGCAACGATTAAACCCTCGCGCTTGCCCTCGTTAAAGCCTTTTGCCCAGCCTACTAAGTACCACAATGCGTTAGCTGCTAAAAGCAACACGATAATTGGCATCTCAAATGACATTATGCGCCCACCTTGTTACCAAACTTACGGAAGTTTCGTTCCGTTGCAATACAAGTCTTGCACAGTGTTATGTATTGTGATGAATAACCCTCGATTGTGATGTCAAACCTAAATTGACAGTTATGACATTCGACCATTGTTTCGTTCATTTCTGTACCTATCTGCATCCAGTGCCCTCGACTGGCTTACAGGATTAGTGTGACATAACGCCACGACATTATGTGCTTAAACACATAACGAAATGATAACGATTTAGACCTAAATTTAGACCTATCGGGCTCTGCCGTAGGACTTTCCAGCCACAATGAATGTGCCATCCTTCTCGATGTGGATGAGATCCACCTGAACCTTAGACTTATTGACATAGATAATTGCAAAGGCTTGCTGCCAATTGGCAACGCCCTTAGTGTAAGCAGCTTGCTTGAAGTCCATAAGGTTGCCTACCTCGACACCATGTAGGACACGCCCTATTCGCCCCCCAGAAGCCTCTGAGAACGCCGAACGCCCTGCTCTGTGGGTGTGACCACTAATCACATTCTTTCCATGCCTACGAGCCGCTTCTAGGGCTGATAAGCCCCCCTGTGGCTTGATGGGTGTGTGATCTCCATGTACTGCAATCCAGTTAGGCGCAATAGGCATAGGGTTTTTATGGAAGGTAATACCTAACTCATCGAACTTCATGAACTTCTCAAAGCGAAGCTCTGGCAACGCCCCGAAGGCTGGCACTTTAGCCATGATGATGTTGTACAAGCGATCGGTATGATTACTACGGATGCAATCGGTTACGCCTAGCTCCCAGAGAAGCTGCACAGCCTCGTTGCGATCATCATCTAGGGTTTGGGCATAACTGCCCATGCGCCCTTCCTCCCATTTGCTTATCTGGGGAAGGTCAATCTCATCGCCGATGGTGACTACTTGATCTGGCTTAAACTTGGTAATGAAAGAAGCAAGGTTGCGAGTGGCAACCCTGTCATGGTAGGGGACTTGTAAGTCCGAGACTACAACGATTCGCTTAATCGTCATCCTCATCTTCGTAATCGCCAAACTTCTCTGGCTCGATAGGATCAGGCAGGATCCACCCCGGGTAAGAATCTACAACCGATAGCATGTAAAGAGCGTGATCTTCTGTAAACCCTGATCGACGCAAGGATCTGTAATACTCATGCAATCCGATGCAGTAAGCATCAAGCTTTGAGTAACCTTGTTCCTCTAATGCCTTAGTTGCTTTTCTTGCCATGGTTAAATTATCGCTCTAGTAAGATGTTATAAATCTCATCGACACGCTGATTAAGTCGCTTGATTTCATTCAGCAGATGAGTAATGACATAACCTGCAAGCCCACCAAAGATGCCTAAGCTTGCGATGTAGAGGGTGAAGAAGTCGCTCTGTGTCACTTTTTAGGGCTCGCGTATCCGAATACCCCTGACAATACTGCCCACAGTATTGCGCGGTAATCTGCCTCAAAGTTAGATGATGCCCAAGCTGCTAGGAATGCTCCAGCGGCTAAGTATGCAGGATGCTTGATCTTCATTATTGTCCGCCTAACATAGGTATTTGATAAAAAGCCCCATCATTGTCAGCTTCTTTCTTAAAGCTGAAATGCGCGTGGTGGTTGTGTTTGTTAGCCCCTGTGTACTTGCGCCATTTCCAGTTAAGGATACTGGAGCAGATGCGTCCATCAAAAATGATGTAACTAATACGCTTCTCTGATTTAGACTTGCAAGCGGCACGAAGCTGATCTGCAAGATCTGGCATGATGTCTGGTTTCGATCCCTTAAATAAGTCACGATCGACATCGATGGCACGAACCCAACCCTCAGCATCAGGGTTATGATCTGATACACGATGAGCGTGTCTGGTATCACCAATCCAGCCATCCGATGTGCGGTCACGATCTGGGAACGAGTCATCTATTTGCTCTCGTAACTGAATCGCTGCCTTAGAGAGCTTTACTTTCATCCAAGTAACAATTTCGCTTCATCTTCAGTAATGCCAAGTTTTTCCAACAATGCAGTTTTGTCAGCAGCCTTTTTTGTTTCTTCAATAATTCTAGCTGCTGCTTCTGCTTTATCTTTTTCGTATTGCTTAAACTCAACTTCATTCATAGGACGATCAATAAATGTGTTATCTGAGTTATAGATACGCACTGTAGGTACATTGCTCATTAGTTTACTCCGTAAATGTAGGCTGTTCCAGCTGCAAAATCGTTTGTCGCTGCTAAGAATGTCAAAGATGTAATAGCAGCAGAATTGTTATAAATGCCACCTGATTGCATAAAGCGAATGTCTGACCCAGCGGACAAAGTGCTGTAGAGCTGAGAGGAAATGTACACTTCGCTTGTATCATTGATGCGATTGATCTGAATTGTTCCATAACCGCGTTGCCCTGCACCTGATAAAGCACCAAGAGTGCCTAATCTAAAACTTGACCCATTTGACGTTACTCCGCCCGATAATGAACCAGCTGCGCACAAGACACCTGAGCGATTATAATTACTACCGCTGTCACCATTAAGGCGTAAATCGAAATCACTGTTTGGGTTGGCTAAATAAATGTCAGAAAGTACAACAAAGTAATTCTTATAACTTGTCGCAGTAAAAGTTGATGAAGTAACGCTTGCACCAGACAGAGTTAGAGATTGCAATAATGTTAATCCGCCACCTGCAGCAGCAGCAGCCCACTTTAATCCTGTTGCTGTGCTTGAATCGGCTGTAAGGACTGTATCATTAGCACCCACCGCAAGGCGGCTGGCTGTGTCTGCAGCTGTGCCTGCGATTATGTCACCCTTAGCATCAATGATGGTTTTTGGAACCATTGTTGCCATCGTTGTATCGATAGCGTTGCCTAATGTGCGAATCGCTAACGCGCCATTTTTTACCAGATCTGTGTTATCAGGTTCTGGCCATGAATAGATAGGACTTGTTGCCATTTAAGATAGTACTCCTGTCGCGTTGTTCCAGATAAGTGTAGCATTTGTAATTGCCCATGTTATTGTGCTAGGCAAAATTGTGTCCCATTGTGTCGTAGAGAGTGAGAACTCTGTAGCTGAGATGTAAAGAGTTAGATCGACATAAGTAGGGGTAGCCCTTAATGCTACATTCTCCACAAAACCATCAAATGTGCCACCAAGTAAGTTGCTTGGCAGATTGCTGATAAGCATAGGCTGACCAAAATAAACCCCGATGAGACTGTCAAGCATTGCACTTGGCATGTCGGGATTATCTAGGCGAAAAGTAATGGCTCCCAGTGAGCCTTTAGGTACACGCCTTAAATTAAGCTCTCTATTGGCGATGTCAGTTATGTCCGCAAGGTTCTTGATGTTAGAGTCAAAAGAACGCTCAAAAAGTCCATAAGCGGCTATAGAGTCTGTGTCAGAGGTACTGTAAGTGCTGCCGTACCCTGTTGCATAGCGATAAATAAGGCTGTTACGGATGCGAGCAGTCTGAGTTGTTGAAGTGATAGAGCTTGGTGTTGCATACGCGCCATCAAGGAAAGTGTAGCCATTTGCTGAGAGAGTGTTAGATCTGTGATCCGCATCTGCATAGGAAACATCTCCATCCTTTTCCTCGTATAACTGACCGAGTGCGCTATTGGCAATCTGGTCTGCGAGGGTCTGAGACTTAGCAGATGCGCTAGCTGCAACAGCGATCATCGTGTAAAAGCCTGAGTCCACTTCACCGATGTAGGACTCTGCATTATCCCAAGTAACATCTGCTGGATAGGTTGCCCATGTGTCTGTTGGAGTTACCTCTGCCCATGACAGGTTAAGGGCAGCACCTAAGATCGCGCTGATCTGTGCGCCATCTAAACCCTCGGCTAGGGCTGTGTTATAAACAGCCTTTACTAATTTAGCCAATGAGCCAATACCTAGAATCTTGCCTGTAGTTATGTAACCCGCTTCTTCAGGGCTTCTCACACCGATGTTAAAGTCTGATACTTCTCCGCCGAATACTGTGACATAAGTGCCAGATGAGTTTTTAAGTTCTAACAGGATTGGCTCTGTGACATTGATGGTAAAAGGTGAGTTATCTGTATTTACGATCTCGACCTGACAATAGCCAGCAGTAGCTTGTCGATCAATGTCTAAACGACCAGAGGCAAAAGAAACAGAGGTAACAGTCGTATAGACATCATCACCAACTGTCACCCGCCATTCTGGCAACCATGTCATTAGTAAGACCCACCTCGTAGCGTACCACGATCTACAGCATCTTGGATGACCTGAGTTACAGCTTCAGCGATAGCGTTAGGATCTCCAATGCCTGTATTTACATTGACAGTGAAATTGAACTCTCGACCATTAGGACTAATGCCTGAGATCATGCCTTGATTTGGTGTGTATTCTTTTAGGTTAGGCAGAATCTGTGTAATGACTCCGCCTAGGGCTGCAACATTGGCATTAGTCTCAGCAATCGTTGTTGCTGGAGTTAGACCTGCTGTGCTAGGTGCTGGGGTTGGAGTTGTGGTCGGTTGTCCAGCTGGAGTTGTTTTAGATCCAGTAGAGGCAAGGTTAATCAAGCCTAGTAAGCGCAGAGCCTCATTGAGGTTATCAATGTTAATTAAATCTTTAGGCTTTAAGGTTTCAAGGATAGACTTTATGTCTAACAGTTTGACATTTTGCTGACCCAATGCACTAAGTACTTTGAGGTCTGCATTAAGTTTGTTTGTTGCTGCGATGATAGCAGCCTCATCCTTTGAGGCAATAGCATCTTCAAGGGCAAGGATGTCACGCTTAACATTAAGGCGAGCGATGTCATTAGCGATCTGCAATACCTGTGATGCGCTTGTTGCCTTGCCTAGCTGCTCGGCTTGATTGGTAAGGGCTGCTGCAATCTGGATCTTGTCCATGTCAAATACTTCTGTGCCCTTACCCAAAGCAAGGTTAGCCTTATCAATTGCTGCCTGAAGTTTCTTTTGTGTAAGAGATTGCTTTTCGATTGCTAATTGTTTTTTCTTTAAGGCAAGCAATTCTTTATTACGCTTGATCGCTGCCGCTTCCATAGCCTTTAGAGCCTCTTGCTGCTTCTGCTGGCTGAGAGTTAATGCAGGTGGTGGGGTAACTGATCCTAGATTTACGCCACCTTGAACACCAGCAAAGCCTTGAAAGATGTTTTTAGGTAGGTTTTTCAATGTCCTTAAAACATTAGTTATGCCGCCAAGAGCCGTACCTGTGGCTATTGTGATTCCTGAGATTGCCTTAGCAATTCCCTCGATGGCGATCTGTGCATCGCTGGCTTCTGTGCCACCGCCAATGCGTGCAAACGCCTCTACTAATCCTTCACCAATGATCTCCGATGCATTACCGGTGGCGATTGACAAAACATCCATCTTGTAAGATGTAGTCGTTAGGTAATCCTCAGCTGCTCCCGCTGATCGTGTAAGCAATACGCCTAGGATCTCTGAGAAAGATTTGGTATTTAACTCTGCTCTTGTGAGACCTGTATTGTATTTAGATAATCCCTTTGTAATTCCAACATAGCCTTTAGCAAGATCCTCACTAACTGTAGCCAGATCAACGCCAGATGCGCGGCTGATCGTAATTGCATTGTTGAGCAATTCCTGAGACTTGGTAAGTGAGCCAGTCGTAGTCAATAAAGATTGAAAGGCAGGACGCAGAATGTCATCGGCAATTGCGGCAGACTTTTCCAACTTGCCAATGTAATCAGCGATTGCAGGATTAGCAAAGCCAATCCCTAAGTTAGTGACTGCTCTGTTAAGTCGTAGGGCTGCTGCTTCATCTTGTGCAAACGCTTTTACCGCTGCTTTGCCGTAAGCAGTAATGGCAGCAGCTCCATAGGCTATACCTGCCGCACCTGCTAACTTTTTAGTAGTGCTGGCTAACTTGCCAAGTGCAGTCTCAGCTTGCTTAAATCCTTTGGCATCAAACTTAGATGCGATGTTAATGACTTCGAGAAAGTTCACGCTGCTCTCCTTAAAGCCCCAGATTTAGATCGCTTGTACAACTCGATCTCTGCTGTACTAATAGCCTTATTGATGATGCCTTCAGCTCTTCCCTTATCGAGATTCCACGCCTTAAAGATTAAACGACCTTGACCTTTTAGGCTGCCGACAAGTGGCGGCAATGCAGCAATAAACTGCTCACCTGCTTTAGGGTTGCGTGAATGTGAATACTTTTTACCTGCTGGACCTTTAGGACCGACCCAAGGCTGACCTTGTGCGCCATTACGACCAGCAGACTCATAAATTGCACCTGCGCGTGAGTTGTTAAATACAGAAGCCATAGAGCTAAAACCTCTGGCATTTGGCTTTGTTACTGCTGTGCTATAGCCAATCTTGCTTTTGATAACATTGGCATTATAAGTAGGGAAAGATCCTTCATTAAATGATCTAGGAGCCCAACCGCTTAGAGGAGATTGAGAAGGAACAAAACCCCTAGCTGCTTTAGCAACTGGGGCAAGTCCTCGCTTCATTTCAACCTTTAGAGACTTTTCTAAATCGGGAGCGAAGCGGCGTAATGCTTTGCGAAGGTCAGCGTTTCCTCTTAACTCTATTTGCATCGCTCACCTCTTTCGCTTCATCTTTAAGCCCCTGCACAATTGCATCGAGCATGTTTTTATCTAGATCCAGTAATGCTTGTGGCGAGATCCCCAACCTAATGCTCAACCGAGCAATTAGATAGGTGAATGGAAGATCCCGCTTTAAGCTAAAGGGTCGGAGTCAAGCACCTCGACACTTTTAAGTGTCTCAATGAACTCCATCCCAAAAGGCTTAACAGTTTCACCTGACCTGCGGACAATCTCATGAGCAAGGAGGTAGACATGTGACTGCTGCTCCAAATCTCTAAACGCCTTATGAAACCCCATCTTTGTCTGCTGCTCAAAAAAGTATTCAACAGCAGGTGTGATTTCGCCCTCGATAACGCTTCCATCTGTACGAACGATTTTTAGTTTTGCCATGAGTTTGCCCCTTTGTTAGTTTTTTAGAATGTGCCTGTAGTTGTAACTGCAACAGTACCATTGACATTGAATGTCAAAGACTGTGTACCGAGATCAGCAACTGCGCCGTTAATGTCGGTTGTGTTGTTAATCAAGCAAGTCATTGTGTACAGAGGGTTAGTAGCAGATACTGCTGTGCCCTTTTCCTGTAGCAATATGACTGTGACAGATGTTCCCCATGCAGCCTGAAGGGTTGCAAGGACATTTGCTGATGCTGTGTCATTAAGGAAATCGATTGTTACAGATGATGCTTCAAGTCCCTTAACGAACTTGTGACCTGAGTCACCCATCGCTGTTACTTCAAGCTCATCGAATGAACGATTAAGTGTTACCGCTGTGACGTGATCTGATA